AATCGCCTTCGCTTCGCGACCAGATCGAGTCCGCTGCTCAGCGGCTCGGCGCAACGCGTGCATCTGTCTTTAAGTGGCGTTCGCGCGGCATCCCAAGTGAATGGCGGCTGAAGCTACTCGCTGATGCAGAAACGAACTTTACGATCGACGACTTTGAGCGCGTCCGCGTTGAAGCGAGAAAGAAGATTTGTCCCTTTCGTGGTGACGGGGCCTCGGGATATGGCAACGACACGCAAGGCGACGATGGCGCGCCGGGCACTTATGAAGTTGCTGCTCTGGAATCGGACTGCGCTAATGCGAAATCGTTGGCCTCCGAAATAGTGGGGGCCGCAGAATGACCAGCTTGGTTCATGCGATCGGCGCTACCGGTAAAAAAGGCATGCCAACCTTCAATCCGCTAGCGGCGCGTTAGGAAACACGGCAAGCGCCCTGCACGGCGCGTGCCGAAACGAGACGGCAGCAAACGCGACGCGCCGCCGTCCCATTCCCGCCGGACGATTGACGTCGCCCGGCAAGTCTAACCAAAGCGCCTCGGCGATCCGTCCGCGGCGCTGCATGAAGCAATGAGGCGTGTTCAGGTTTCCCATGCCGATCGTTCTAACATGGGAGCGTTTTTCCATGCGTCCAAAGGAAATGGATAAAATGTCCAATTGCGAAACTATCCCCGCGCGCCATTGGCTAGATTTTGTCGAGACGAGCGAAGCGAAGAAGCTCGGGCTCGCGCGGCGCGACGAGGCGCGCCCATATGTCGCCGCCCGCCTCAAGGAAGCGCCCGGAACGCTCGAAAATCTCTATCGCGGTCGTGTCAAATCGCTGCGTCACGCGCTGCATGAGAAGCTCCGCACCGAATTTATCCGCGCCGCCGAGCGCGAAGTTAGGCAGCTCGAAAATGAACTGGCGATCGCTCGCGCTGGACATAGCAACATTGATTTTAGCGAAGCTCGCGAGATCGAAGCGCACCTTGAAGCGGTTCGCGCGATCGTTAATCGGCGCAAGGGGGTAGCCGCGGAATCGCACCTCTTGCTGAGTAGCAGCCAAGTTCAGTCGGGTGGCGAAGCGTAGCGTCCCGCGTTCCAGCACACGCGGGGCCCTGCCGCGTGCACCCACAATCCTAACGGGATAAATCCAATGAGCACCAAGCATCAGAAAGCAGCAATTTCAAATTTGACCTTGAACAGTTGGTTAAGTTGGTCGAATCCGGCGAGACTGGAAAGATCATCAGTCGCGCCGAGCACTTGACCTCCGACAACGAATATCTCGTCAGATATAAGGCAGCTGACGGCCGCCAGGTCCAAACTTGGTGGACCGAGAGCGCGATTGACGCCGTCTAATTCCGAGATTTCCGGCGCGCGGCCTCGTGCGCGCGGTCAAGAGCTTCGGGCGCCAACCACACCCGAAGATGCGGGATCGCTCCCGTAGGCCCTCCTTGGGCGTTTCCTCCCCCTGACTTGGGCCGCAGCCTGCCCGCTGCGGCCCTCTTTTGGGGCGGATTTTTAAAAAAGCGCGGTCGCCAGTTTGAGACCCGCGCGCGTTGCGTCGCAGTCGACATTCAACCGGGCTCTTGCGGCGTTTCCTCCGTCGCCCGGTTTCTGCGGAAAGCCAACGCATGCAGGACGATTTGAAACAGCAGCGCGCCGAAATGCGCGAAAAAATTCTCTCAACTTACGCCAAAGGATGCACGCGCCGCGACGTCGCCGAGCAATGCGACGTCTCGATCGACGCCGTCAAATATGCGGTCGCCAAGGCGCGCGCCGCCGGCGACGCGCGCATCACGCCGCGGCCCGGCCGCCCCAAGCGCGGAACCGTCTACGGCCTGCCGCGCGATCTCGTCGTCGATTTCAAGGCAGCCGCCGCGAGTCGCGGCCTGACGCATGATCAATTGCGTCGGCGCGTGCTCTACGTCGTGACGCGCGACAATCTCTTCGACGCGCTCGAAATCGGCGATGCGGCGCTCGACGCGATCGACGTCAAGGCGCGACGTCAATGAGCCCGCGCGCAACCATGATCGAAACGCCGCTCGGCGACGATGCGATCGAAGAGATCGTCGGCGCGCAGATTGGCGATCAGGAATTGCGCACGCTGACGCCGCGCATGGTCGAGGCGATCGCGCTGCGCCGTTCCGGCCTGACGCTGGCGCAAACGTCGCGCGCCCTCGGCAAAGCCAAAAACACGATCAAAGAGGCGCTCGCCGCCGCCCAGGCGCGCGGCGTCAGCGTCGAGGGGCCGCCGCAATGATGGCGCTGGAGCGATGGGAAGCGGCGCGATCGGCGCTCGCCGCCGCAACGCGCGTTGACGAAGTGAAAAGCATTCGCGACAAGGCGCAAGCGCTCCAGGCCTATGCGCGACAGGCGTGCGACACGGCGCTGCTCGATCATGCGACCGAGATCAGATTGCGCGCGGAACGCCGGGCCGGCGAATTGCTCGCGCGCATGGCCGCGATCGGCGATCGTCAGACGCGCGGCGGCGATCGAAAATCAAAATCCCGACCGGATATTTTGAAGCTTGCCGACATTGGCGTCTCGCCAAAGCAGTCGGCGCGCTGGCAAGAGCTGGCGCGCGTCGACGCATCCAAATTCGAGCAGCTCGTCGTCTCGCGCCAGGCGGAAGCGCTCAAAGCCTTGCAGGCCTCGCGCGCCGAGCGTCAGGCGGACAAAAAAGCGGCGCGCCAGGCGCGTGAAACGACTCTCGCCGCGACGCAGCGCGCGCTTCCGAAAAAGCGTTTTGGCGTCATTTACGCCGATCCCGAATGGCGTTTCGAGGTTTACAGCGAAGACAGCGGGCGCGATCGCGCCGCCGATAATCATTATCCGACGTCGAGCCTTGAGGCGATCATGGCGCGCGACGTCGCCTCGATCGCCGCCGACGATTGCGTGCTGTTTATGTGGGTGACGTGTCCGATGCTCGCCGCCGGATTCAAGGTTCTTGAGGCCTGGGGCTTTACTTACAAGTCGCGATTGATTTGGGGAAAAGACAGAATCGGCAATGGCTATTGGCTACGTGACAACGCCGAAGAATTGCTGATCGCCACGCGCGGCCATGTTCCCGCGCCGGCGATGGGCGATCAAGTCGCGGCGCTCCAGCATGCGCCGGTCGGCGTCCATAGCGCCAAGCCCGATCTCTTCGCCGAGATCATCGAAAGTTATTTTCCCAATCTTCCCAAGATCGAATTGAACCGCCGCGGGCCGCCGCGCCCCGGTTGGGAAGCCTGGGGCAATGAGGCGGAACAATGAAGCAAAAAGGCGCGCGATCATGACCGAAGCAAATGGCCTCAACTCCGAAAGCGCCGAACGGTTGCGCGTCTTTGTCGAGCGCTATGAGGGCCTCGCCGAGGAAAAGGCAGCGATCGGCGACGATCAAAAGCAAGTCATGGCGGAAGCAAAGGCCGAAGGATTCGACCCGAAAGCCATGCGCCAGTGCATTTCGGTGCGCAAAAAGGGCGTCGCCGATTTTCACGAGGCGCAATCGATCGTCGATCTCTATCTCGGCGCGCTCGGCATTGTCGCCGAGCCGCCGCTCTTCGCCGCCGCCAATCGCATCGCCGTCGACATATTGGCGCGCGAGTCGGTCATCGAGGCGCTGAAAAATTTTGTGCCAAGCGTCGGCTCGGTGACGATCGAGCAAGGCGGCGTGCGCGTCCGCTTGACGCGCGACGAGGATGGCAACGTCGCCGCGCATGATCTCCCCGCCGGCGATGACGATCCCGACAATGTGGTGAAGCTGCGCCCATGATCTCGCCGTTGACGCCCCCCGGAACCATGATTGTCGCGATCGACGACGTCTTGCCCTGTCATGGCCTCCCCGGCGTGACGCGCGGGCGTTATTACACGGTCGCGCGCATCGTCATCAACCGCGCCGTCACTGACGCAAGCGGCACAGGTTTTTCCGTCGTCCTGGAGGGACATGGCGTCGGCGTCAGCTATGAGCGGCGCGGGCCTTTCTACCTCTTGCCGGGTGAAAAAACCTATTGGGCCTATCCGCTGGCCGCCTTTCGTCCGCTCGATCTCGGGCCGTTCGAGGCCTTGCTGGCCGACGAGGAATTGCCATGACGCGAAAAATCAAGCTCGGCGAGCAGCTCGCCGCCGTCGGCATTGCGCGGCGCATCTTAACGGGGTGCGAAAAAGCCCCCTCAGCCGAAAAGCAGCGCACCTATTTGGCGGACTGTCTCGACGCGACCGAGGACCTCTTGCGCCTGGCGCGCGACAATGAGCCGGCGTTTCGCGCGCTGATTTTATCGATCAAAGCAGGAGACGCGCCGAAATGAGCCTCAGAGCGATGGTTTGGGCGCTGGAGCTGCAAGACGCGCGATTGACGCCGGCGGCGAAATTCGTGCTCGTCGCCATTTGCGACGCGGCCCATGAAGACAAAAAATTCGACTGCAATGTCAAGCACGAAACGATTTCCAGCAAGGTCAATATGTCGGTTGACACAGTGCAGCGGCGCGTCTCGGAACTGGCCTCGCTCGGCTATCTGCACGTCCTGCGCCGGCGCGGTGCCGACGGCCGGCAAATCGCCAATCGCTATATCGTGCTCGTCGACGAGGACGCCAAAACGCATGCGCTGGCGCATGGCTGGGCGATCCGCGCCGCCGGGCGCGAATTCGAGCGCGACGCCTGCGATTTGGACCGTTCGATAGACCGAACGGACGGCGACGCGGACGCCGCCGAGCCGCAAATTGCGGCCCGGTCCGAGCCGCAGATTGCGGCCCGGTCCGAGCCGCAAATAGAACGGAGCCGGGCCGCAAATGAAACGGAGCCGAGCCGCACTGTTGCGGCCCAGGAACAGACTCTAACAGTTCTTAACAAGACCCCCCTTAGCCCCCCAAGGGGGGGCGAAGCCGCTTCGCGGGATTTTCGAAAATCGAAAGCCCTTCGGGAGAGCGGCGACGAGGCGTCGTTCGATCCCGAGGCCGATCACAAGCGCTTCGCCCGCTGGAATCGGTTCAACGCCGCCTGGCCCTGGGGAACCCATGAATTGATCGAGCAGGCGCGACGGGCGTTCCTGGAGCTTTCCGACGACGAGCAGGAGGCGGCGCTTAAGGCGATCCCAAAATATCTCGCCTATTGCAACCAAAGCGGACGAACGCCGATCTACGGCAAAACCTGGCTTTACGGGAAAGGCTGGCTCGCGGTCCTGGCGCAAAAGAGCGTCGAGGGCGACGCCAAGGCCTCCTATCGCGAGCGGATCGAGCAGATGCAGCGCGAGAAAGAGGATCGCCAGCGGGCGCTCTATGGCGGCGTCTTCGTCAAGGCGCATTCGCCGCAAGCCGACGCCTGGCGCGCATTCGAGACCGCCGAGGGCGGCGACTGGAAAGTCGAATATAAAACCTTTGGCGTGCTCGGAACCGGTTTCATTCGGCCCTCGCTCTGGCCGCCGCGCGCCCAAAAGACAGGCTAGGCGAGAGCCTCAACGCCTCTTTGCCGCGGGCGGACCAAGCGGCGCGTCTTTGCGTCACAACAATCAAAACCAAAGCGAGACGATCATGAGCCTTGAGCCCGCCGGCGCGGCTGCGCCGTCAACGTCAATCGAGCCCAAATCATGGGAAGCGGTCGCGGCCAGCGGCAAGCGAAACTTTTGGGAGCATGCGGCGGTCGCGCCGGCCTGGTATATCGTCGAGGCGATCCCCGGGAAGGAATTCGAGCTGGCGGTCTCGCTGCAAGTCGCCTTTGAGGCCTTCGGCGAGGGCGCGGAAATCCTTCACCTGGTCGACGTCTTTCGCATGCAACGGCGCATCGTCGCCAATGGCCGCGTCGAGTCCAGAAAGGTGATTCGCAAGATTTCGCGGTTTGGGCCGCTGATCTTCCTGCGCGTCGCCCTGACCAAGGGCTTGTGCCAGGCGCTTGTCAACATGCCCTTAGCCCATAGCGTCATGCGCTGCAAAGACGGCGAGCGCCCGGTCGTCGTCGCCGACGCAATGATCAGATTTTACAGGGCCGTTCCCAACGCCGGCGCGCTCGTCGAGGCGACCGAGATCGGCGTCGGCGACGTGGTTCGCATCGTCGAGGGGCCGGCGATCGGCGCGCTCGGCGTCGTCGAGAGAGTTGACAATGGCCGGGCCTTGCGTCTCGATACGTCCAAATTCGGCGGGCTGGCGCCCCTTATGATCGAAGCCAGCCACGTTGAGCTTGTGGAGCTGTGCCGAAAGCGCCCGATCAAGCCCAGCGTCAGAGACCAGGCCAAGCGCAAGCGGGCTTGAGTGCGAAGCCTGCCCCTTTCCCTTTCGAGCGACGCGCACTAGGGCCAATCGGGGCGGCGCAAGCTGACGCGCCGCCCGCGTCGCTCGATCCCCCATAACCCCCGCGCGGACTATTGACGGCGGGGCGCAGCTCGTGACGCTGCGCCCCGCGGCCAGGCGCTTGCGGGCAAGCAAGGCCACGACATGCCATCGGCCCCAAAGACGGCGCGCCCCTCCTATCGGGCGCAGGCAAGCGAAGTGCGGGCGGACTATGAGGCGCGCCGCCGCGCCCGCTATCAATGGCGCAAATGGTATGGCTCGCAGCGCTGGCGGCGCAGGGCCAAGGCGCAACTCGCGGCCGAGCCGCTTTGCCGCATGTGTCAGGCCGATGGGCGGATCGAAGCCGCGACGGTCGCTGATCATATCGTCCCGCATCGCGGCGATTGGGCCGCCTTTTGGGAGGGCGAACTGCAATCGCTCTGTGCGCACCATCACAACAGCGACAAGCACAGCCAAGAGGCCGGGGGGGCCTAATTCTTTGGGGCCTAAGGGGGCGCGACCGTTCAGGTAGGCAACTGAAAAATTCCGCGATATTGCGGAAAGTTTTTTTTTGGATCGGGGAAAATGGGCCGTCGTCCAGACACACCGCAAATGCAAGCCGCCAAAGGCTCGCCGGGCAAGCGCATGTCGAAAGGCGATCGCGCGCTCGCCGAGGCCCAACGCCTGGCGGCCCTCGTCGCCGCGCTTCCGGCCGAGTCGAGCGATCCGTTTTCGCCGCCGGCGATATTGCTCGACGAGCGCTTGGCGCCGGCGCTCGTCGTGTGGCGCGAGCTGGCGGCTGAGCTGAAAAAGTTCAATATCGTTAGCGCCCTCGATCGCTATACGTTTGCGGTTTTCTGCATTACCGTCGCCGACTACATGGCCGCAGTCGATAACGTGCTCGTCAATGGCCCCTGTCATTCCGTCAAGACCATCGCCGGCGACAAAATGATGCGCACGAATCCGGCGGTCAAAATCAAGGAACGGCTCGGCAGGTTCATTTTCGACGCGGCCGCCGAATTCGGGCTCTCGCCGCTGCGCCGCTATGCGCTGTTGCGCGAGCAATCGGCCTATGGCGGCGGCGCAATCGCGCCCGCCGCGAGCGCCTCGCACGACGCGCAGGCCCCGCATTCGAGCGACCATGACGATTTGATCGGCCTCGCCGCTCGGCGCAACTCGCCCGCGCCGACTCTGCAATAGGCTCCAGGCCAGGAAACCGCCGTCAATGACCGCAACCGCGCGCGCATCGGAGCGCGCCGCGCCGCCCGACGGCGATTTACCCGATTTTATCGCCCGCGCCGAAGCGCAGGGCTGGACATGGGCCGAAACCGCCTGGCGGCGGGCGGCCGCGGTCGAGGGCGCCTGGTATGACGCCGACAAGGCCGACGTGATCGTCGAGCTTTGGCCGAAGATTTTCCGCCTGACCGATTTGCATTTCGCCGGCGTTCCGTTTCACCTGGCGCTCTGGCAAGAGGTGACTGTTCGCCTCTTGGTCGGCTGGAAAATCGGCGCCGAGATCGTCGATCCGCACACGGGCCGCGCCGCGATCGAGCAAGTCAGACTGTTTCGCCGGTTGTTGTTGTGGATTCCGCGCAAGAACGGCAAAAGCGAATTCCTCGCCGCGCTCGGCCTCCTGTTTTGGGCGCTCGACGCGGTGCATGGCGGCCAGGGCTATTGTTTCGCGCTCAATGAAAAACAGGCGCGCACGGTCCTAAACAAGATCAAGGCTATGATCTTTCGCGAGCCTCGGCTCGCTAAAGATTTGACCGTCTTCGGCCGCTCTATTTGGATGGCGCGCAAACAGGCCCGCTTTGAAATCCTGACCGGCAAGGCCGAAGGCAAGCACGGCCTCTCGCCCTATGTCTCGATCGGCGATGAAATGCACGAATGGCCGTCGCGCGATCTTGACACGACGATCCGCCAGGGCATGGGCGCGCAATTGCAGCCGATCGAATTGTTCGCCTCGACCGCCGGCCTGAAATCAGCGGCGACCGGCTATGAGCTGTTTCAGGAGTCGCTGAAGATTCTCGCCGGGCCGATCGAGCCGCCGGAAAAAGGCAATGATACGGGCGAGGGACTTTATGATCCGGCCTCGCTTGTCGTCATGTTCGCCCTCGAGGACGATGACGATTGGCAGGACGAAAGCAACTGGCGGCGCGTCAATCCCAATCTCGGGCTCTCGCCGACGATCGACTTTTTGCGCCGCGAGGCGGCGCTCGCAAAAAGCAACGCGCGCGCCGAGTCGCATTTTCGCCGCTACCATCTCAATCAATGGGTCGAAAACGCGATCAAATGGCTCCCGCCCAAAAAATGGGAGGCCTGTTGCGACGACAAAGACGCCTGGAAAACGCGCGCCGCGGCTTTGCGCGGGCGCGAATGCTTCCTCGGTTTCGACGTCTCGTCGACGCAGGATTTGACGGCGCTCGTCGCTTGGTTTCCGCCCGACGATGATTTCGACACAGTGCGCTTATTTGCGCGGTTTTGGTGTCCCGAGGAAAATATCGACACGCGATCGCGCCGCGATCGCGTCGCCTATGACCGATGGGTGAAAATGGGCGCGCTGGAGGCGACGCCGGGCGACTATGTCGATCAGTCCTATGTGCAAGCCGCGATCGGCGAGGCTTGCGAGACCTTCGACGTGAAAGGGATCGGTTTTGATCCCTGGAATGCGACCAAGCTCGTCACCGACCTCCAGGCCGAGGGCCTCAAGGCCAAAGGGCCAAAGGCCAACGGCCTCCACGCTGATCGCTTCGTCAAGGTGCGCCAGGGCATTCCCTCGCTCGGCGAGGCGACCAAAGCTTTCGAAACACTTGTCTACGCCGGAAAACTCGACCACGGCGGGCATCCGGTTTTGCGTTGGATGGCCGGCAACGCCTGGGTGCGCTTCGATCGCAATATGAATTTTGCTCCTGACAAAGAACGCTCCCGCGAAAAAATCGACGGGATCATCGCCACGGTGATCGCAAAGGCCGCCGCCATCAATTCCGAGCCGAAGGAAAAATCCTTTTGGGAATCCTAGGAAGAATTGCAACGCTCTGGCGCGGCTCGGTCAAATCCGGTTTGACCGAGATCCCCGAGTTTTTGTCCTATCCCGGCGTCAAATCCGGCGTCGCCGTCACCTGGCGCACGGCGCTTGAGGTTTCGGCGGTTCTGGCCTGTGTGCGCGCCATCGCCGACGGCCTCGCGCAGACGCCGGTCAGGTTTTACGACGGAAGCCAGGATCGGCTGGCGCGGATCAAAGACCATCCGCTCGAAAGCTTGCTCAGGCGGCCCAACCGCTGGCAAACCGAATATGAATTCCGCGAGACGCTCGCGATTCACGCCGCGCTGACGGGAAACGCCTTCGTTTTCGTCAATCGAGTCGGACTGTCGAGCGCGCGGCGGATCAAGGAATTGATCCCGATCGCGCCGGGACGCGTCACGGTCTACCGCAAGGCCGATATGAGCCTTGAATATCATGTGACGGCAGAGGTTCCCGACCAATCCGGCCTATCGCAAGGGCTCTCCGAGCTTGGCGTCGGCAAGGTCGCGGTGTTTTCGCAGGACATGATTTGGCATTTCCGCGGCCCGTCCTGGAATAGTTGGATGGGGCTGGAGCCGGTAAAATTGGCGCGCGAGGCGATCGGTCTCGCGATCGCGACCGAGACCGCGCACGCAATGTTGCATAAAAACGGCGTCCAACCGGGGGCGCTCTATTCAGTTGAGGGCAACCTTTCCGAAGAGCAGCAAGAAAAGCTCGCCGGTTGGATCGAAAAGCACGTCTCGGGCGACAATTCGTTTCGGCCGCTCATTCTCGATCGCGGCGCGAAATACGCCTCGCAGGCGATGACCGGCGTCGACGCACAGCATTTGGAAACGCGACGCTTTCAAATCGAAGAGATTTGCCGGGCGTTTCGCGTCAATCCGCTGATCGCCGGATTCAGCGACAAGACCTCGACATACGCCTCGGCCGAGCAAATGTTTATCGCGCATGTCGTGCATTGCATTGCGCCCTGGGCCAAGCGATTCGAGGATTCGGCGCGCTGCGCCTTGCTCGCGCCCGACGATCCGACCGTGATCCGCCTGCATTTGAACGGCCTGATGCGCGGCGCCGCCGCCGATCGCTCGGCCTTCTATGCGAAGGCGCTCGGCCAGGGCGGCGGCCAGGGCTGGATGACGCCGAATGAGGTTCGCGAAGACGAGGGCCTCGATTGGCTCGCCGGCGAGGACACGATCCCCGCGGCCATTGTCAGCGCCGCGCCCGCCCCGGAAAAAACGCCCCCAAAAGATGGAAACGCCCAATGAATTCCTATCTTGCGCCGTTTGAAATCAAATTCGCGATCGACGCCAAGGCGGGCGCGTTCGAAGGCTATGGCGCGGTGTTTGGCAATGTCGACTCCTATGGCGACGTGATCGCGCCCGGCGCCTTCAAGCGCACCTTGAAGGAATGGGGAAAGAAAAAGAGCCTCCCCGCCATGCTCGCGCAACATGGCGGCTGGGGCATTTCGTCAGGCGATCTCATGCCGATCGGCGTTTGGACCGGTATGCGCGAAGATGAGAAGGGGCTTTGGTGCGAAGGCGTCTTCGCCGATACGCCGCGCGGCCAGGAAGCCTATTCGCTTTGCAAAATGGAGCCCCGCCCTGCCCTCGACGGCCTGTCGATCGGCTATGCAGCGAAAACCTACACGGTCGGCACGAAGCCCGAAGAGCCGCGCCGCACGCTGCAAGATATTGAGCTGTTCGAAGTCTCGCTTGTGACCATGCCCGCCAACCCTAAAGCGCGGGTTTCGGCGGTCAAGTCGGCGGGCGAAATGACGAAACGCGAATTCGAGCGCGCTTTGGAATGCGGGACGCTTCCGAAGCTGACGTCGAGTGAGGCCAAAA